TAAACGAAAGCCGCAAGCAATGACAGTCGAGATGCACTACGAGGTCCACGGACTCAAGCAGGCACTCTCTGAACTGTCTCGCGTGGACCGCCGTTTGCGTTTACAAATCACCAAAGACTTTAAGCAGTTGACAAATCCGCTGGTGGCTGACATCCGCAGTGAGATTCCAACGCAGGCACCTCTCTCCGGTATGGCCAGAACTTGGGTCACCCAACGGGGCTACCAGTTGTTTCCTTGGAATGGATCTGCTGCCATGACAATGGTTAAGCAATCGGTTAGCGCTAAGAAGCCCAAAGAGTTTGCAGGCATTGTCCGCAACCTTGCTGTATTCGCTGTTAAGTGGCAGGGCATGGCTAACACGGTGTATGACATGGCAGGCCGCAAGAACAAGAGCCTTTTAGGCGACAAGCTTGCCCAAGAACACGGGCGTCCTTCTCGCATCATGTACCCAGCGTTTGAACGTCACGAGGGGGAGATTCAACAGGGCATGCTCGACATTGTGGAGAAGGTCGGCAACGCTGTAAACCGCAACCTTAAGGTAACTCCAAGATGAGCATCATTCTTAACATCGTCGCAGACGCAAACCTCAAAGGCATTAAGAGCGCCATTAAGGAATTTGAAAGTCTCAAGACCAACGGAGAGAAGGCCTCGCTTGCAATTCGCAAGGCTGCACTGCCTGCTGCTGCTGCCGTAGCCGGTCTTGCTGCCGCTGGACTGTCCGCTGCTAAGGCTGCCGCAGATGAAGAACTTGCCATGAAGAAACTGGCAACGCAGATTCGCAATAGCACCACAGCCACAGACGCTCAAATTTCTGCCAACGAAGATTTCGTGGCGCAACTTCAGTACACCGCGGCCGTGTCGGACGACGAACTTCGTCCGGCCTTGTCGACTCTGGTGACAGCCACTAAGGACGTCAGCCATGCTCAGCGTTTACTGCAAACCGCGTTAAACGTGTCCGCAGCAACTGGCCAAGATTTAGGGTCTGTTTCTGAGGCGCTGTCGCGTGGGTTCTCAGGCAACATGCGATCTCTTGCAGCCTTGTCGCCAGAGCTCAAGACCGCAATCAAGAATGGCGCTGATTTCTCTGACGTGCTCAAGATTCTTGAAAGCAACTTTGGGGGCGCATCTGACGCAGCTGCCAACACCGCATCCGGCTCATTGAAAAAAATGCAAATTGCTTTAGATGACGCTCAAGAAACAATTGGCATGGCGTTGGTTCCTTATCTTGCTGAGTTTGCTAAGGGGCTCCAGAAGGCTGCCACCTTTGTTAGAGAGAACACGCCGCTAGTCATTGGGTTTGCAATTGGTGTCGGCGGTCTTGCGACGGCTCTTTTAGCAGCTAAGGCCGCAATGGTTGTTTACAACACAATTGCTGCCATCACCACGGCAGCAAACACCGCTCTTGCCATTTCAGGTTTCGCCGTCCAGATCGCCACGGGTGTCGGCATTGCCACAGCCATCGCTGGAGCAGCCGCACTGGTCGGTCTTACCGTGATGGTCAGAAACGCCACTAAAGCTCAAGGCGATTATGCCAATGCCACAAACAAGGCAGCAGAAGAAACTGGCTACTTAAAGGTCCAGATTGACAAGGCTCGAGAAGCAGGAGATAGGGCGCGTCAGGCTGAAGCTGCCGGTATTGCTGCCGCCGAAAAAGCCAAGGCCGCATCAGACAAGGCAAGACAAGCCGCTAAGAGTTTGTTTGAAGCCACCAAGAAGGCAATTGAAGGGGCTAAGCAATCTCTCCGCGATTACGCCAATGGACTCGCTGACGCAGTGCGTGGCTGGATCTCTTTAAGCTCTGCGGTCTCTGGAGCTACTGACTCTGAAAGCAAATACCAAGACGCTCTTAAAGAACGCGTCGACGCCTATGCAGAACTAAACAAACTTCAAAAGGAAGGTGTTTACACCCAAGAGCAAATGGCAGACGCCACCGAGCGTGTAGCCAAAGCTGAAGCAGGAGTTAACACTGCACAAGCCCAGCGCAAGACCTACTCACAGGCATTTGCTGAGCAGATTGCAGCTGCCAAGAAATTTGGGGGACAACTTCAGCAACTTATCCAAGCTGGTCTTGGCAGGTCTGGTCTCGCACAGCTGATGAACCTTGGCCCTGTTGCTGGTTCTCAGGTCGCTGCTGATCTTCTTGCCGGCACTGGCGGGATGACAGTGGCAAGTCTTAACGCCGACCTTGGCTCAATCGACGCTGCCGGCACGGCTCTTGGTGAATCAGCCATTGCAGGGGACATGGGTTTACTTAATCAAGCAAACGCTGCTCGAGTTGGAAACAACGTGACTATCAATGTCAGTGGAGCAGATCCTCAGGCGGTCGTAGACGCTCTTGTCAAGTACTCACGTCAGAACGGCTCCCTGCCCGCCCAGATCAAAATTAAACGATGAGCCTTTTTAGCAATTACAAAGTTGAGTACTTCAGCGGATCTGCATGGGTTCAAATACCAGAGCTCGTTGCATTGGATTGCACTGTCGGCAGAAAGCAAGTGACCGACAGTTGGTCTGTGTCCACAGCTTCTTTTACTTTCCGCTACCCCACAGGATTTACATCACCTAACACAGCTCTTCTTGTTGACGTTGGAATTAGATTTTTTTCGCCCGGAAACACGGTGACCGCCGCATGGACTGGGTTTATCAGAGACGTCAAAGTTACTTGGGGTATGCCATTCCAAGCTGGTGTGGGCGAAGCGGATCTCCTTACGATTGACGCTGAGGGTGCAATGGGGCGCTGGGGCAGAACAGACGGGGACGGGTTTACACCGTCAGTGGCCTTGGCTAACGGTCAGTTGACTGAAGTAACCAACCACTACGGTCTCAACTGGAACGGAAACTTGACCAGTGAACCAGTCAAACCAGTAGCCACCGAGGGTCCATTGTCCGATTGGATGCAGACCTTTATGAACACCGTTCAAGGTCGTCTAATTGATGGCGCACCACGGTCCTCATTTGATGACGTTTACCGTCAAGGCAGTGTTTTCATTTTTTCTAATGCAACCAACTTGACTACATTGTCTAAATTTTCTGACGTTTCTAACGACTCAACTAACGCAATTTATAACGTGCTGGACTTTGACACACTTGCGGATAACTACATCACTCGAGTGGTTACGACAGCCCCGCTTTTGGCTGATCAAGTTTCGTCAGTGGGCAGTGCTCCATTTCGCAGCTTTGTTTTGGAAACATACGCAACAGACACAACTCAATCAAAAAACCTTGCTGATTACTATTTGGCATCTGTAGACGATCAAGTGGTTGCACCTAATGCTGTATCTGTCGTTTCTGGTGGTCAAAACGGCACCAACATAGACACGATGAATACAGACATTTTTGCTTTTTTGCCTGCCTACAAGACCCGTATTCAGTTCAGAGGTACCACAGTTGCTGCTCGCATCGAAGGCGCAACCATGAGGGCCACTCCAGAGCAAACCCGCGTTACTTATTACCTGTCGTCGGCTGAATCTAATCCTTATTTTATTTTGGACAGCGCCGACTTTGGCGTTTTAGATCAGAACAAGCTGGGTCTTTATGTCTATTAGTAACAAGCACACCAAGTTAGGATTTTAGTTATGCCAGTACCAGATTTTTCACCGGGCGAGGTCCTGACCGCAGCCGCCATGGATCAAGTGGGCCTTTGGAAGATTGCGGAAACCAGTTTTACAACTACAGCAACGCCGTTTATTGACGGATGCTTTTCGAACGACTTTGAAAATTATGTCGTTGTGTTTAGGGGTTTGTCGTCTTTGACTGGTGCTTACACCAATGTCCAGTTGCGTCGTGCGACAGTGGTTAAATCCACTGATTACAGCCGAGCCGGTTTAGTATCAACAACAGGCGGCGCATTAGCTGCTGACTCTGGTGGAACTGGTCAAAACGGCTGGCGTGTGGCTGGACAATCCTCGTCAGGTATTTATGCCACAATGAACTTTTACAGGCCGTTTACATCTGCCGAAACTGGCTACACAGTGCAAACGTCTTATCTCGGCAACTTTTACAGTCTCGGAGGAATACAAACAGAGTCTTATTCTGCTGACGGTTTTCAACTAATTGCTAGCGGTAACGCAGCTACATACACAGGCACTTTGCGTGTCTACGGATACAGGAACTAGCAATGGAAAAGCCAAGAATAAGCGGATACGACTGCAACACAGACCAACACATAGACCGTGAAATGACCGATGCCGAACACGCCCAGTGGCTATTAGACACACAAGAAGAACCCACCAATGAAGCGCCTACTGCTGACGCTTAGCCTCGCAGCCGTTTTAAGCAGCTGTGGCTACGACGGGTCATACCGGTACCCCTGCCAAGACCCAGCGAACTGGGAAACGGCAGAGTGCAAGCCCCCTATCTGCACCGCGTCAGACACCTGCACCAGCAACATGATTCCAGAGGAGATCACAAATGCCCCCGTCAGTACGTCAGCACCCTGAGAAGCGCCACACGCCCGAGGAAATCCACGCACGGCTTATCTTCTTAATCGGCATCACACTGGCCGTGGTGTTTGCAACGTCCGTGCTCTCGATGTTGTACGCGCTCATTTTTATTACCCAGCCATTGACGTCCCAAAGCCCCAACGATGCTGCCTTCATAGATCTCGTGTCCACGCTCTGCGTATTCATGACAGGCAGTTTGGCGGGGGTCTTAAGTGCAAATGGTTTGAAGAGCCGTCCTAAGGAGCAAAACAATGCCTCGTAAGTATCTTTTTTATCCTGCGTGGAACGGTAAGAAAGCCTCACCAGTTCTTGAGCAGTTTGTCAAGAACATGCGCGCTCGTCACAAGTTCACCAACATGGGGATTTATGCCAACCGCACGATGAGAGGCTCAGAGAACCTGAGCGTCCACGCCACAGGCTGGGCATGCGACATTGGCTACACAGACCGCAAGACAGCTGTGATTGCGTGGGACTGGCTGATTGCCAACACAGAGACGCTCCGCATTGCTGAGATTCACGACTACGCATACAAGGACCCAAAGCAAACCAAGGCTTGGGGTCGCGGGTACAGGTGCTCTCGAGGCGCTGGGCTCAAAGGGGTCAAAATTTTTACGTCCAATGACAACGCTGGTACTCCTGGCGGTAAATGGCTTCACGTGGAAATTGACAACACGTGGAAGAGCGCTGCTGAATTCCAAGCTGCTTGGGCGTCACTACCTAAGCCATAGGACTCTTGCCGGCGACGGGACATCGCCCGCGAGATTAGGGGGTGGGGTCGATGTTTCTCCCCGATCCTGCCCCCGCCCCCTCGGGTGCTTGACATGTGTTTACACGCTCGCTACTGTGTTTACACACGGGGTGCCCGCCCCACACACAAGGAGAAACACAATGCCAGAAATGGACACATTCCACGCCACAGTCCTCGAGGGATACTGGT